GCGAACACGATGGCAAATGGTAAAGTGGAAGATGTGGCGCGCGGCATGCTGACTGCGTTTGTGCTTTATTTTGAAAACACAATGGATGAGATTAAGCGCGCGGAAGCATTGCCTGTGAGTGAAAAAGCGAAGTTGATTCAGGGGCTGGGCGATAGCTATTCGAAAATGGTGGCAAGCAGTAAGCGATTATTGCCTGAAGTGTCGGAAATGGCGACGGCAATAAAGACCATCACGATGTTTGGAGATTATATACAAGCCAATAAGCCTGAGTTGATTAATGAGTTTGCGGACTTATTGGAAGGGTTTGGGGAGTTGTTGAATAAGGAATTTAAGGCGTGATAGTTACCGTGGGTAGGTATACCCACGGCTAATTATAGTCATAGTGGTTCCCCTTTGGGGAACGCTAACCTACCCCATCGGGGTGCATTATGCGTAAACCAGGGTATACCTACCCTGGGTAAACAGCGGAGATATATGAAAAATAAAGAATTATTAGCAGAATTAAAAGCCTATTCGGACAGCTTGCGACAAAAGGTCGAGGCAAAGTTTGAGGGGTGGGACGATTCTCTTGCTGCCATTAGTGAGCGACGCAAAAAGGTGCTAGATCCTGTTTCGGGCTATGACTTTTTTGTGTCGAATTACTTTCCGCATTATGTGCGTTCTCGCTCTCGTTCGCAGTTGCATAACTATCTTTTTGAGCAGTTGCCACAAGTATTACAACAGCCATCATCAGTGCATTTAGCCATTGCTGCGCCACGTGGTGAAGCTAAATCGACCTTGGTTTCCCAGCTCTTTACACTTTACTGTCTTGTGACACAGAAAAAACGCTATGCGTTGATTGTGATGGATAGTATCGACCAAGCCTATCCAATGTTGGAAGCCATTAAAGTAGAGTTGGAATTTAACCAACGTTTGCGCATTGATTTCCCTGAAATAGCAGGACAAGGGCGTGTTTGGCAAGCGGCAACCATTATCACGAAAGCTAACCAGAAAGTGCAGGTAGCGGGCTCTGGCAAGAAATTGCGTGGTTTACGCCACGGTGCTTATCGACCTGATTTAGTGGTGCTTGACGATATTGAAAATGACGAACAAGTGCGTAGCCCTGAACAGCGTGACAAATTACACGATTGGTTGAAGAAAACCGTCCTTCCGTTAGGGGCGGCTGGAGATAAGTTAGATGTAGTGTATATCGGGACTATTCTCCATTACGACAGTGTTTTAAACCGCACTTTATCGAGTAAAGCGTGGAAGACAGCCAAGTTTAAAGCCTTAATTCGTCAGCCTGATGATATGAGCCTATGGGATAAGTGGGAAGACTTCTACTTAAACGAAGGCGAAGCGGTAGCTGATGCTTTCTATACGCAAAATCAAGCGGCAATGGATAAAGGTGCGGTAGTAAGCTGGGCTGCTCGCCCGATTTTAACCTTGATGAAGATTCGCGCTCGTGATGGGCATGCCACCTTTGATTCTGAATATCAAAATGACCCGTTAAGCAGTGATGATGCGATGTTTGCCAATAGTTTGACTTATTGGACGGAATTGCCAGCAAATTTAATTTATTTCGGTGCGCTTGACCCATCCTTAGGAAAAGCAGGGGCAAGCAGAGACCCCTCTGCCATTTTAGTGGGCGGCTATCACCGAGAAACAGGCAAGTTATATGTGGTGGAAGCGCAAGTGAAAAAACGTCTGCCTGATTTAATTATTGAAGATGTGATCCGTATGCAGAAGCAATACCACTGTCAGCGTTGGTTTGTTGAAACGGTGCAATTCCAAGAGTTTTTAAAAGATGAATTAGTGAAACGCTCTGCGCAACGTGGCATTCCTGTTCCAGCGACGGCGACGAAGCCAAATACAGACAAAATGTTGCGTATTGAGAGCCTACAACCCCACATGGCGAATAGTTTAATTTTGTTGCATAGCTCGCAAACTACACTGATTTCCCAGTTACGCCATTTCCCGAAAGCAGACCATGATGATGGCCCAGATGCGCTAGAAATGTTGTGGCGTAATGCAATGGGCAGCTCGGCAGCGATTGAGTGGATTGGGTTAAATCAACTGAATGAGATTGAATCAGATGAATACGAAGATGAAGACGATCTTTATTCAATATGGAAACATTAAAGGCGGATTAAATGGGATTTATTGATAAGGTTAAAAACCTTTTAAAAGGTAATGAAACAGAGCCAACACAAACCGATGATGCAGAAGTAACTGCAACGGGGCGTGTATTAGATGATCACCCCTCTGCAAAAATTACGCCTTCAAAATTAAAGCAGATTTTAGAGGATGCCGAAAACGGCGATATTCAGGCGCAGCATCAACTTTTCATGGATATTGAAGAGCAAGATAGCAGCATTGCCGCCAATATGATGACACGTAAGCGTTCAGTTTTAACGCTAGATTGGCGTATTGTTGAACCACGTAATGCAACCCCTGCAGAAGAAAAATTGCAAGCAGAAATTGATGAGTTATTTTATCAATATCCCAATCTTGAAGACTTGTTTATCGATTTAATGGATGCCGTGGGACACGGTTTTTCGGCGTTGGAAATTCAATGGGCGCAGGTGGATGGCAAATGGGTTCCAAAAGGCTTTAGACCTTGTCCGCAGCCTTGGTTTAAATTGGATAAAGACGATAGTTTATTATTACGCACGCCAGCGAATCAAATGGGCGAGCCTTTACGTCCTTTTGGCTGGGTGGTACATCGCCATAAATCTCGTTCGACACAGTTAGCTCGTGATGGCTTATATCGCACATTGGCATGGCTTTATATGTATAAGCATTATTCTGTGCGTGATTTTGCCGAGTTTTTAGAGCTTTATGGTATGCCGATTCGCATTGGTAAATATGGTGCTGGCGCCACTAATGCGGAGAAACGCACTTTACTGCGTGCGTTGGCTGAAATTGGGCATAACGCGGCAGGCATTATGCCTGAATCGATGCAGATTGAACTGCATAATGTCGCTAATGCAGGTGCTGCATCGGGTAATAATCCATTTTTACAAATGGTTGATTGGTGCGAGAAATCTATTGCTCGGTTGATTTTGGGGCAAACCTTAACATCGGGGGCGGATGGTAAAAGCTCCACCAATGCGTTAGGTAATGTGCATAATGAAGTGCGTCGTGATTTGATGATTAGCGATGCGAAACAGATTGCGCAAACCATTACTCAACAAATCATTTTGCCGTATTTGCAAATTAATGTTGATCCGAATATTGCGCCACATCGTATCCCTTATTTTGAGTTTGACACAAAAGAATATGAAGATTTATCAGTCTTTGCAGAAGCCATCCCTAAACTTACGGGCATTGGCGTGCAGATTTCTGAAAGTTGGGTGCGGGATAAATTAGGGATTCCTGAACCGCAGGAAGGCGAGTTGATTTTAAGCATACCGCAAGGCGAGAAAACGGACGAAAAAACGACCGCACTTTCTGCCGTATTTAACCATGGCAAAGACTGTTCTTGCGGCTGTCGTGCTGCTGCGTTGTCGGCGCAGAATGGTAAAAAGGACGAACAAGATGAACTGGACGGTTTGATTGATGATGCACTGGCAAATGCGGATTTTAATCAACAACTTGATCCTATGATGAAACAAATTGTAGGCGTGATCATGGCAAGTGAAAGCTATGATGAAGCACAGGAAAAACTGATCGCACTTTATCCTGATTTAACCAGTGAAAGCCATCAAGCCTATTTGGCAAGTGCGGTATTTTTAGCTGATTTATTAGGAGCAGCCAATGCCGAGCGTACCTAAGTTTGCCATTGGCGTAGAACCCAAACAAGCCATTGAGTTTTTGCGCCAAAAGAAAATGCTTGCCAGCAAGGTGTTAGTAAAAGAAATGCAGGATAGCGCATTGGCACGTGCCACGACGATTGCGCGCTTAACAAGTCTTGATATGACAAAGGATATTTACCAATCTTTAGAAACCGCTATGCGTGAGGGCAAAGGCTTTCACGCTTGGAAAAAAGAACTGGTGAGTGAATTTGAACGCAAAGGTTGGATTTTTGGGAAAGATCCATCTATTCGTGGTATTGATGGGCATTTACTGGCAGATCCAAAAACAGGGGAATATTTTGGCACGCCGCGTCGGTTAAATACGATTTATCGTGTCAATATGCAGTCAGCTTATTCGGCTGCGCGTTATCAACGCTTGCGTGATAACGTGGATAATCGCCCTTATTGGCAATATTCCGCCGTGGGTGATGCGCGTACTCGCCCTGCCCATTTAGCATTGAGCGGTAAGGTGTATCGTTATGATGATCCGTTTTGGGCGACATTCTATCCGCCTAATGGGTTTAATTGTCGCTGTACGGTGATTGCATTAGGCGATAGAGATTTGAAACGCCGTGGGATTGATAAACCTGACGATAGCTCGGAATTTTTGGTGGAAGTAGAACGCCCAGCGGATAAGCAAGGTAATCGTGAAAAGACGGTAGGGTTTAAATTGCCTGATGGCACGGTACGTGTGACAGATAAAGGCTTTGATTACAATGTGGGGCGATTAAACTACAAGCCTAATTTGGATCTTTATCCTGAAAAACTGGCGCATGCGTTTGCCACGGTTGAAATGAAAGGTGGGGAGTTTAAGCACGATTTTGAATTGTTGGCAAAGCATGTGGCGGAGATGAAACAAACGCTCAGCCCAGATGGAAAAAAACTCACTGCTGAGCAGATGTTACAGGTGCGTGATAGCCTAACCAAAAACTTTAAATTTGCAGCAGGTGTCTTGAGTGCGGAAAGTAAGGATTTATTGAAAAGCAAAACTGGCACAGTGTGGCTTTCTGATGATACTTTAATTAAGCAATTTAATAGTCGTGATGGGCAAGATTTTGGGATTGATGAATATGCGGATTTGCCGGATATTGTCAATTCACCGGATAAAATTATTGTAGATGAATTCGGCTACCAATTTTATAAAGATGTAAATGGTAAGAAATTGTTAGCTGTATTGAAAGTTTTAAGTCGAGAAAACGAAATTTTTGTGCAATCGTTCAGATTGGTGAGTGATAAGCAATGGAAAAAGGCATTTAAAGAATAAGCCACTAGGCGGGGCTCGAACCCACCGCACACAGTCCCGAGTCTATTTCACCTCTTCGCCCGCGATCTTCGAGATTCATCGCTTTTCTAGTGGCTTTGGTGAATATACCCCTTTAAAATTTAAAAATCAACGATTATGATAGACATTGAAATCAATAATGCGCAAGAAGTTACCGCCTTGCTTGAACGATTAGCGCAAGCTACAGCACATCGTGCGCCTTTAATGCGTAGCATTGCAGGCACAATGGAATCGGCTGTCACGCAGAACTTTGAAGTGGGTGGTCGTCCTGAGTGGAAGAAATTAAAGCTTCGCCAAGGTACGCCTTTGGTGGATACTGAAAACTTGATGGAGAGCATCACTTCTGAATATAATAACAATGAAGCCATTGTAGGGACGAATGAGCCTTACGCAGCTATCCATCAATTCGGGGGTAAAGCTGGACGAGGTCGTAAAGTAGAGATTCCGGCACGTCCTTTTTTGGCTTTAACACCTCAAGATGAGGCAGATATTTTGGAAGATATACAAGACTACTTCCAACGCTTAATTAAATAAATCAGAAAATCGCCCTAAATCGCACGTAGGGCGATTTTTTACTTTTAGGGTATAAGATTTCATCTTTAAATTTTTAAAACAATTTAAAACGGTTTTAAAGCGTTTTAAAATGGGTTTGGGTTGTTTTCAATCATTCAATCTTTCACGTCTTTAATGTGAGGCTTGTTCCTCATTGTCTAAAATTTCAAATTATTTGGTTGCGCTGAAGCCAGTCATCTCTTGTTATCTTGTTCAATTCGATATTCTGCCATCCTAGATTGAGTTTTTAAGGATGGTTTCAGATGAAATTAACAGTTGCCGCTTGTAGTTTTGAAATTAACAAGGCGAAGTATGGTCGTATCCAACTTTTACCTTATGGCAAATTTCGTGCCGCAGACGGCAGACCAACCGATGTGGAGGCATGGTATGTAACAGATACAAATGGCGCGGATGTGGTGGCGTTGGCAAATAATCAACGCAATCCCCTTCCTATTGACTATGAACACCAAATTATTCACTCCCTAAAAAACGGCAAAGAAGCACCGAGTGCGGGCTGGATGGAATATTTCTATTTTACCCCACAAGGGATTTTTGCTGATGTGCGTTGGACTGATAAAGCCGCGGACTATATCAAAAATGGCGAATATCGTTATATCTCGGCTGTGTTTGCTTACGACACAGAGGGCTATGTTCGCAAGATCTTTCATGCTGCATTAACCAATACGCCTGCTTTAGATGGTATGGAGGAAGCAATGGTGGCAGCCAGCGTGAATTTGTTACAAGAGGACAATCCAATGAATAAAAAATTATTGGCAGCATTATGCGCACTGTTTGCTTTAAAAGCAGATGCAAGTGAAGCTGATATTACGGAGAAAGTGACCGCACTTTCGGCAGCTAAAGGCGATAGCGCTGTGGACGTGTTAGATGTTTACGCAAAATTAGCTGAAAAAGAACAATCAGTGGCAGCGTTATCCACACAAGTGGGCAACCCTGATCCTGCTAAATTTGTGCCAGTCGAACAGGTAGCCGCATTACAGGCTGATTTTAATGCGCTTAAAACATCTGTAGAAGCAGACAAGAAAGCGGCATTAATCACAGCAGCATTATCGCAAGGTAAACTGGCTCCTGCATTAAAAGATTGGGCGCAAAGTTTATCTGTTGAGGCATTAAGTGCTTACTTAGAAAAAGCACCTGCAATGGCCGCATTAAGTGGTGAGCCACAAGCAAAAGGCGATCCAGAGCAGAAAGTGGTGGCGTTAAGTGCTGCAGAGAGTGCCGCAGCAAAAGCGTTAGGCTTAAGCGAAAAAGATTATATGGCAACCTATAAGGAGCAAAAATAATGGATAAATTCAAAAAATCGGAACTTTTAAAAGCCCTTGATGAAGCCTTTAAAAAAGACTTTGCGAGCGGTTTAAACGTGATTAATCCTCAATGGTCAGAAATTGCTATGAAAATTGCAAGTTCTACCGAAACCAATACTTACGGTTGGTTAGGGCATTTCCCAAAATTGCAAGAATGGGTGGGTAAACGTCGTTTACGCAAAATGCAAGCGCAAGGTATGCAAGTATCGAATAAGTTGTTTGAAAGCACTGTTGCTATCCCTCGCACCAATATTGAAGACGACCAGGTCGGCTTATTTAGTCCGATGGTAAAACAAATGGGACAAAGTGCGGCGGAATTACCTGATGATTTAGTATTTGGCTTAATTAAACAAGGTAAAAGCACCCTTTGCTATGACGGGCAGAATTTCTTTGATGACGATCATCCTGTTTTTGCGGAAGTCGATGGCACAGGAAATCAAACCACGCAAAGTAATATTACCAAAGGCAGTGCAGCAGGAAAACCAGCGTTTTATTTGTTGGATACGACGAATGCCGTGAAGCCATTTATTTGGCAAGAACGCTTAACCCCTGAAATTGAGACGAAATTTGATCCGTCTAAATCCGATACGGTATTTATGGAAGATACCTATATTTGGGGCGTGCGTGCGCGTGGTAATGCAGGTTTTGCATTCTGGCAACTTGCTCATCGTGTGGAAGACAGCGAATTAACTGAAGATGTCTTAATGGGCGTGTTGGCAAAAATGAAATCCTTAAAAGGCGATGGCGGCAAGTTGTTAAATATTCGTCCGAATATCTTATTAGTGCCACCTGCACTTGAATATACAGCAAAACGTTTAGTGGAAGCCGATATTATCAACGGTACCAGCAATGTGTTGAAAGGGACGCTTAAAGTGATGGTGTCTTCACAGATTGTGGAGTAATCCGTCTCTTTCCTTGCCTTCCCTCGCTTGCGAGGGAAAGCAAGAAATGACTAGGAGGAAGTTATGGCAAAGAAACAGCAAAACAAGACAGACGATGAAGTGAAAACCGACACGTCCGAAAATACTGCAGAAACCGACCGCACTTTAGATAAGCCGGATGACGCGCCCAAAGGCAGTGATGTGATTCATCCTATTGCCTATGCAGTGACGTTACGTGCAATTCATCCGCAAGCCTCTTATGGTCGCTGCGGCTATCGTTTTAACAAAGAAAGTGCGGTGGAAATTCCAGTTGAAAACTTGACGGGTGAGCAAGTCATTATGCTTGCTGAAGATCCCTGGTTAGAACTTATTCCCATCTGCGATAAATAAGGATGAGTGATGCATTACGCCAGTGCAGAAGATTTTGTGTTACGTGTAGGGGAAGTGCAAGCCATTGAACTGACCGACCGTGATTTGACTGGGCAAGTTAATGACAATTTGCTTGATGTTGCATTGTCTGATAGCTCAAGCCAAATTGATGGTTATTTGGCAGCACGTTATACCCTCCCTCTTGTGAGTGTGCCACAAAACTTGGTGCGACTTTGTTGTGATTTGGCACGTTATCGTTTAGCGAGTATGTCTCATGTGACGATTCCAGAAGAAATCATTACACGCTATAAATTAAGTTTAAAAGAACTTGAGGATATCAGTGTGGGTAAGATTTCACTGGGGTTGCCGCCTACAGAGAATAATGATGCCAACGAACACGACAATGGTGTGATTTTTACTAATCCGAAAAACAGGATTTTTGCGCGTGATCACTCAAATTGAAAATGCCCTTGTAGAACGCCTACAGCGTGGCTTAGGGCGTTTAGTCAATACCGTTAAAAGCTACGGTGGCGAGCTCGATGATGAAAGTCTTGGGACATCACGTTTGCCGATGTGTTTAGTCACTTTTGGGGGCGCACGTATCGAACGTATGGGCACTAATTTGAAGCGTCATCAATCCACAGCAAACTTTGTCATTATCGTGGCAGTAAATAGCTTGCGTAGCAATATTGCGGCACGACAAGGCGGAGCGGATAAACGAGAGGTGGGCGTTAATCAGTTGATTACAGCCGTACGCCGTTTGTTAGATGCGCAAACCTTAGGGCAATTAGTCAAGCCATTGAAACCGACCAGGGTGCGTACGCTCTTTAATAATGCCACTTTTAAAGGTGGGGCGATAACAGCTTATGCGATTGAGTATGACGCAGTCTATGAGGATTTAAGCCCGTTAGAAGATGGACGTTATCCTGAAATGACACAGGATAGCAAAAATCCTGATTATTTGTTTACGCATTATCATGGTGAGCTATCGCCACCAGAGCCGATGTTAGAACGTATTGGTAACAACATTTATGACCCAATAAGCGGTGCCAAAGTGCCGTTTGAGGTGGAGACACAAAATGAAAGTGAAAGCAGCAATAGGCATTAAGGTGCCGATGGAACATCAGCCTTATACCTATATTGAACAAGTACCGGTAGAGGTAGAGCCGTCGATTTATTATCAACGTCGTATTAATGATGGCGATTTGATTGTAATCACAGAAACACGTTCACGCAAAGAACAGGAGAAAGACAATGGATGAAACGAATATTGATTTTGATAATATCCCGACGAGTCTTCGTAAACCGGGTGTTTATACAGAATACAACTCACGCAATGCAGTGAGTACTTTGCCAACAAATGAGCAAAATGTCTTAATTGTGGCACCGATGTTAAATGCAACAAAAGCATTTAGCGCACCGACACCGATTTATTCAGATGTAGATGCGAAAAATACATTTGGTGCTGGGTCTTGGGCTCACTTAATGGCGCGTATTGCTATCCAAAATAATGCCATGATCCGTTTAACGGTGATTGGTTTAAAAGAGAGTGATTCAGGTGTGGCGGCAACTGGCACCATTACGCTAACAGGCACAGCAAGCAATGCAGGGGTGCTTAAAGTTATCATTGGTGGTCTTGATTATGCGGTGGCAATTGCTAAATCGGAAACTGCTGCCACCATTGCCGCCCGTTTAAATGCAGTGATTAATGCGGGGGAATATTGTCCTGTCAGTGCAACAGTCAATGAAGGTACTGTTACGCTTACTGCGAAATGTAAAGGCGAAATTGGCAATGAGATTAGTGTCAATGCCACATTAAGCGTAAATGATATGGCAGTGAATGTTTCTGCCCTTGCAAATGGTGCCGAAAATGCCGATTTAGCAGCGGCATTAGCATCTGTAGCTGGTCAGCATTATCACGTGATTATCTCCCCTTTTGCGGATGATAAAAATGCGAAAGCCTTGCACGAACATTTAGAGTCGGTCGCAAGTCCTGTTGAGAAAAAACCAGGTGTTGGCGTATTAGGTTTTAATGGTACGTTGGCAAGCGGTACCACTTATACCGAGAAAATTAATGCTAACCGTATTACAGTGGGTTGGTATAAAGGGGCGGTGGAATCTAATGCCTTAATCGCTGCGGGATATGGGGCGGTTATTGCAGGCGAAGAAGACCCAGCTAAACCGTTAAATACACTTGAGATTAAAGGTTTAACCCCTGTTGATGCCACTCAATCACCGTTAAAAACCGAAGTCAATCAGGCGTTATTCCACGGTTTAACCCCTATTACAGTGGTAAATAATCGTGTGCAAATTATGCGTGCAATTACGACTTATACCAAGTCACCGGCGAATGTAGATGATCCTGCGTGGTTAGACTTAACCACAATTCGTACACTTGATTATACGCGTAAAGCCATTGAACAGCGTATTGAGTTACGTTTCCCTCGTGCGAAATTATCTAATCGCACCCCACCAAAAGTGCGGTCGGAAATCCTTGATGTGCTCTATCGTTTAGAGCAACAAGAGATTTTAGAAAATGTGGATGCGAACAAGGGTAAATTGCTTGTTGTTCGCAATGGCAAAGATCCAAATCGTTTAGATACGGCAATCCCAGCCGATGTGGTAAATGGCTTGCACGTTGTCGCTAACCGAATTGATTTAATTTTATAGGGGGCGTAAATGGAAAAATATGCTGGAATGGCGGTGTTAGAAGTAAATGGCGTTGAATTTGAAATTACCGATTTAAATGTCACAAAACAAACTGGGCGTAAATTAGTCAAAACCATGAACTCTGAAGGACGTGCACGTGGTTTTGCCAAAGGCATTACGACCTGGGAGCTGTCAGTGACTGCTGCGCTGCCGATTGATGGTTCAGAGATTGATTGGGCTGGTATCAGTGATGCGAAAATCACGGTATATCCGCTTAATCAAGAAGATAAGCGTACGTCCTACCTTGGCTGCTTTACTACGCAAGTAGGCGAGAAATACACGGTGGATAACGAAGCCGTTATTGATATCCAGATGAATGCGCTTAAAGAGGTAAAAGAATAATGCGTTTACTTCTTGGTATCTCTTATGAAGACAAGCGTTATTTTGACTTTGGCGTGCGATTACTAACCTTGGGTGGCGAATGTGCTGCCCTTGAGAAAGTCGCCGAGCTTGGTTTAGATGAGAAAGAAAACCTCACGAAAGCGGAGCAAATGCTCGTGGACTTGGCTTATTTATCTGAACAGCTTGATATTATCGGTCTTGCGCAAGATAAGCTCACGCCACAGTTTTTACTGGATAACCTTGCCACGGATGATTATGTGCTGATTACCCAAGCTATCGCAGAACTGCGAAAAAAGCACATCGACGCTGGGGAAAACCCGAGCAAAGCCGAAACCGAATAAAACAACATTACGTTGTGTTTGATGCCGAGAAGAATTACCGAAGTGCGGTTATTTTATTGGCTAAATTTGGGTTTACTGCTGAAGAAGTACGAGCAATGTGTCACGCTGAAGTTGCTGCGTGGGTGGCAAGTTGGCAATATTCGCAAGGTATTAAAACTCAGTCAGAAAAAGGCAACACGGTGCATTACAACCTTATGCGTCGTAAAACTAAGGGGGCGTAAGCCCCTTTTTTTGTGGATTTAAAATGAGTTTAAAGAGGGTTTAAAAATGGCTGAGTTGAATTTAGCGTTGAAGCTGAAAGCGCAAGACCAAGCAAGTCGTGTGTTTCGACGAGCGCAATCGCAGATTACGCAAAGCACACGTGCTATGGCGCAAGCGCGTGAAAGGTTAGGCGTGCGAAGTGAACATAAAATCCAACAAGAAATTAATCATACCATTGCCGCTTATAACCGATTAAAACGTAGTGGCACAGCCACTAGTCGCGAATTAGCGCGTGCGGCTGAAGCGACGCGCTCAAAAATTGCTGGGCTTAATGCGGAAATGGGGAAAACCACGTGGGGGCAACGATTAGGCAATGTTGGTCGAAATATTGCGGGTGCAACGGTAGGTGTTGCCGCTGGTGCAGCGGTTGCTGTACCCAAAATTAGAAAGGCGGCAGATTATGATCTTGAAGTGGCAAAAATTGCAAATACAGCTTATTCAGGTGCAAGTATAGAAGAAAAGACAAAAGGTAAAGAAAAAATCCATGGCGCAATTAAAGCGTCACTAAATTATGGCGGCACAAAAGAAGATGCATTAGGGGCTGTTGGACGTTTAATTGGTGAAGGCAATGTTTCGGTTGAGGACGCATTAAAACTTTTGCCAACGATACAAATGAACGCTACTGCAACTGGGGCAAGCACTGATGATATTTCCGCATTAGTCAATTCATTGCTGAATTTCGGCATTAAAGTTGATGATATTCAACAAGCACTTGATTATGCCAGTGCGTCAGGTAAAGCGGGCGGTTTTGAATTAAAAGATATGGCGCGTTATGCCCCTGAATTTCTTTCAGCCGCAGGCAATACTGGCTTGGGGGGATTGGAAGACTTAAAACAGGTGTTTAAAGGTGCGCAACAGGTTTATAAGGTATCAGGTGGTACGGGGCAATCCTCAACTAACCTAGTCAATTTCTTTTCAAAACTGCGTTCTAGTGATACAGCAAAAAAATTTGAAAAATTAGAAGTTTATGATCCCAAAACCAAGAAAACCCATGGCATTGATTTTGAAAAATCCATGACCAACGAAATGAAAACAGGCAAAAATGCGGTTGAAGCTTTTATGAGCATAATTGATCAGGTGCTTGCAAGCGATAGAACGTATCAAAAACTGCTAAAAAAACTTAATAACGCAAAAGACGATAAAGAAGCTCAAGCTATTGCAGAGCGTATAGCGAAATATGTGGAAACCACAAAACTTGCTGAAGTGATGCCAGATATTCAAGCAGGCACGGCAATGTTTGCAATGCGTCGTGATAAAAATACGGCTCAAAATGTAGATGAGCAATATGCCATTGCTGAAAAAGGCAACTTCAACAAAGAAGATTTTGATTTTATGCGCCAACAAAATTCAGTTCGTTTTCAGATTGCTAAAAACAAACAGGAAATGAATTCAATTGAAAACTGGAATGGTGCAAATGATAGATTAGGAAATGCCGCAGATTGGTTAAGTGAAAATATAGAAGAATTTCCAAATTTAACCAAAGCCGTTGTTGGTGCGACTGACGCGTTACAAATTTTCAGTGCAGGACTTGCTGGGTTTTCTCTAGTTAATTTATTAACGGGCGGGAAAATGGGGGGCGGTGCTTTAGGTAAAGTGACCCAAGGCGCAGCAACAACATCAGCGATTGCGAATGGAGCTGGCAAATTACTCAATATAGGCGGAAAAGTCGCTACTGCAACTGGTGCAGCAATGGTTGTAGGTGGTTTAATGATTGCTGGAGAACAACTTACAACGGAAGAAGCGAAAGCTGAAGAAAAAGCCGAAGCCAAAACTGCGCAAGAAAAGCAGTTAGAAAACCAATTTTATGCCAATGCTTACGGTGGCAATAAACCGACCACAACCCATTACGCACCGCAAGGTTTCGGTTATAACAAAAATTCAGTCTGGGGGACGGCTTCTCGCTCGGGCGAAGTGGCTGAAATTGCACGTAAAGATGAAGTGGCAAAGGTGCGTTTAGAGCGTGGCACATTGAATCAAGCCGAATACAACGAACGTATGCGTCAAAGTGCGGTGAAAATTGCGGAAATTCGCAATCAGGGGAAAGGCTATTCAGGCTTAGCTGTAGCGGCTAATGACACCGACTCCGCTTTAAGTCGCACACTGGGAGATTTATCTAGCTTGGCTAACTATCAAGCGGATTTTCAGCATTTTGGGCAAACCATTAGTGATGGATTAAAAACCGCCATTGAAAGCCAAAATTTTACAATTCAAAATCAAATTAAGATTGATATGGATGGGCGACCTGTTTATGAAGGGGTTGCTGAAAATATCTATCAATCAATGAAACGGGGGTAACTATGGGTTGGACAATGCCTGTGCAACGTGCAAGTTTTCGCGGCGTGCATTTCGATGTGCTTTCGGTGGATGATGATGTCTATCGCTCGACCATTGAGCATGCTTATCCTTTCGTCAATGGCGCAGACGTGGAAGATTTGGGATTAAATCCATTAACCGTGCGTATGCAAGCCGTATTTTATGGGACAGGCTATTACACGGACTTTAAGAAGTTTTTAAGCGTGTTACAAAAATCAGGGGCGGCAACATTAGTGCATCCGATTCGTGGGCGTTTGCAAAATATGATTTGCACCGGGGCGAGTTTTCACCACGAAGCAGAAATGATTGATTATGTGGCGTTAGATTTGACTTTTATTGAATCTACGCCAGCTAAACCGATTTTTGTCTTTAATTATTCCCTATTGGCAAAAATAGATGCCTTACTGACTGAATTAGAAAACTTTGTTGATGATGTGATGGCATTGTATGGCGAATTTATGGAGATTGTTGCCTTTGCCGCTAATACAAAATCACGTTTGTTGGGTGTTTATGGCGCATTATTTGGTTGTTTTGAGCAAGTGCGCGGGTTATTTGATTTTGACAAAACCAAGTATGGTGTGTCGCCTGTCGTGACACAAGATAACTTTAAAGCAAAATCTAGCCGTGCTGTGCGTGATTTGGTGACAATGATTGATTCAGGGTTGCGCCAAATTGCTGCGCGCAAGGACTTAACTACCCGAACAAAATTTGATGAGGTACTCCGCACAATACGTCAAATTAAGCATATCCCTGCAGATTTAGTGAGTGGTAAGAATATTAAATCTGCCAAAGAACAAGCGGCGTTGAAATCATTAACGACCTCTTTTAGTAAGGATGATACAGAATCTGTGCATTTAATGATGCAGTTAGCCTCCAGTGTTGCTTTGTTGCGTATTGCCACTGAATTGGTAGAGGGCGATGATTTATTGCCACAGGATATTGATTACATCACGACTCAAGTGCGGTCACAAATTATGGATAATTTACAATTGTTACGCAAACAAGTGGACGATGAACATCGTGGGGAAAATATCACGGTATTAAGCACACCTAATACGAGTTTTTATACGGCTGCGCACAATACAGCAGAGCAATTACGCAATAAAGCGCATAAGTTTACTCAACTTGCCCTTGCAGCAATTAATCGTAAACCGCCTTTAATGGTGCGTGAGGTGCCATTTAGCGGTACTGTGCAACAAATTGCACATGCATTTTTTCAGGATCACAAACGTGCAGATGAATTATTAAGATTGAATCCGCAGATCCGTTATCCGAATTTTGTTGAGCGTGGGGAGTGGTTAAATAGCTATGTCAAATAATTACCCTTATGAAAATGATGTCATTCTGGAAGTGGACGGTAAAGCCCACAATAGCTGGAAAAGTTATGATATTGATAGTGACTTTTTAATCCCTGCCGACGCCTTTAAATTTGATTTGGGCGTGCCTTCAAATAGTACGGTTTTACCTGACTTTTCGGGGGCTGAAGTGAAAGTGTGCATTAATGGCGAATTGGTGATGACAGGCATCGTGGATACGACACAGCATACTATGAGTAAAACTAACCGCACTTATAGCCTCAATGGGCGTGACCGTGCGAGTATCCTTGTGGATTGCTCTGCCCCCATTACCAATGTAAAAGGCTTGACTGTGTTAGATGCGGTAAAAAAAATTGTTGAACCACTTGGTATTAAAAAAGTGGCATTGCGTGCGGAAAATAATCCAACATTAGATAAAGTCGATATTGACGTAGGCGAAACAGCTTGGAATGCGGCAATGCGTTGTGCGAACTCGGCAGGCTTGCACTTGTGGTTTGAGCCAAATGGAGAGCTAATTGTGGGCGGTGCGGATTACAGCACACCACCTGTGGCGACCTTGTGTTGCATGAAAGACGGCAAACGAAACAACTTTGAGCAGGCGGATTTAACGTTTGATGTGTCGAATCGGTTTAGCGAAGTAACGTTTTTGGCGCAAAGCCACGGCAAGCAAGGGCAAGACAACAAAAACGATCTGAAATGGGTTTATCACGATCCTGAAATGACTACCTACAAGCCGAAAACCGTGGTGGTGTCTGATGTGGATAATTTGGAAGCCTTGCAAAAATGGGCGAAAAAATACATTGCGGACAGTATGCTAGAAGGTTTTACCCTTACTATCGTCGTACCCGATCACAAAATGCAAGACGGTACATTATGGCAACCAGGGCAACGTGTGCATGTAATTTGCGAGGAATATGATATTGATGCCATTTTCTTTTTAATGGGGCGACGTTTTATGCTGAGCCGAAACGCTGGCACGCAAACGGAACTACGCTTTAAACAAGACGGCATTTGGACACCAGACGCTTACAACGCAAAAGCAGAAAAAGCACGTAAGCGTAAGGGCAAGAAATTAATGGCTACTAACGGACATGGCAGCTGGGTGGCTGCGAATTAAGGGGACAAAATGAGACGATTAAGCCAAGTCATTCAACAAAAGGCGCAAGGTGCGGCAGAGGAAATCCGTCAAGCCTTTCGCGGTGTGCTGCACTTAGTGAAAAGTGCGGACAATATTCAAAAAGTGCAAGCTTCAGGGCTTGCCGATGAAACCTTGCAAGATGTGGAGTTGATGCAGCAGTTTGGCTTTACCTCTGTGCCTCCAGCAAATACGCAAGCGGTGATTTTACCCATTGGCGGACAAACTACCCACGGTATTGTGATTGCAACCGAGAACGGTTCTTTCCGCGTAAAAAATCTGCAAGGTGGCGAAGTGGCCATTTATGATGAAAGTGGCTCTAGCATTGTATTAAAAAAGGGGCGGTTAATTGAGATTGATTGTGATGTATTAAAGATTAACGCTGCAACAAAAGTGGATATATCAAGTCCACTGGTTGAAACCGATCAGGTCTTTACTGCCCAAGGGCAAATCAATGGTAATGGTGGTATGGCTGTGCAAGGTGGCAGTGGTGCGAGCTTTACTGGTAATGTACAGCAAAGTGGCGGTAGCTTTACGACCGACGGCGACGTGGAGGCTGGTACAATTTCGTTAAGGAACCACAAACATACTGGCGATAGCGGAGGCAAAACCAGTAAACCTGAATAATCTAACCTTAAAGGAGATGCTGAAACCCTGCATCTCCTTTCTTTTTACCTCTTATCTTATCCTGTCAATATGGACAGAGAGATCAGCCCGCTTACCGGGGACTATACAAGTAAACAAATCAGTACGCTTGCCAATGCAGCGTATATCAGATTGACCACACCATTAGGCTCTTGGTGGGCAGATGGGCGTGTAGGCTCTCTGCTCCATCTTATTCCGCGCGAAAAAGATTTGTCACGCATAGGTTTAATTGCACAACAATATGCCGAAGAAGCCTTGCAACCCTTGATTGATGATGGACGTGCGGACGAAATTATTGTCAATCATACCCAGCCACATAACGGTGTATTGATTTTAGATATATCCATCCGAGATAACCGGGGCGAAACCTATCATTTTAAACACCCGGTAAAAGTCATTTAAAAAGGGTTTAAACCATGTTTATTGTGCCGAGTTTAGAAGATATTCGCCAAGCGATTTTGCGCGATGTGCAGTCATTAGAGCCGAGTGCTGATGTGAGCATAGATAGTGACTATTATGCACGTGCCAGTAGCCTTGCTGCTGTAGCGGAAGGTATTTACGCTCATCAAAAATGGATTATTAAACAATTCTTTCCCGATACTGCCGACACAGATTTTCTTGAAAAACATGCTGGCTTGCGAGGTATTCGCCGTCGTAATGCGACTTATGCCAGTGGGCGTGGCGCAACTGTAACCGGTACCCCTGATGCGGTGATTAAAGCTGGATTACAAATTAAAACAGACGATAACCGATTTTACGAAACCACCGAAAGTGCGGTGATTTCTGCAAGCGGTTCTGCCGTTGTTACCGTGCGAAGTCTTGCGACAGGTGCCAGCCAAAATATTAAAACTGCGACAAAAGCAAACTTTATGGCAGCACCTTTAGGCGTGCAATCCGATGTGGTGCTAAATGATGTAATTGGTGCAACGGACGCGGAAAGCGATGCGTCTTTGCTCGAACGTTTGCTTGAGATTATTCGCCGACCACCTGCTGGGGGCAATCGTTATGACTATCGTACATGGGCATTATCGGTGGATGGCGTGGATGCTGCTTATGTTTACCCATTGCGTCGTGGGCTTGGTACGGTAGATATTGCGATCACATCAAATAACGATGTGCCAAGCGATGAAACAATACGTCGCTGCCAAGAATATATTGACGATGTGCGTCCAGTAACCGCTCGTGAAAGCAAAGTGGTGAAACCTGATGTAACAAAAGTCAATTTTAATATTCAGGTAAAAATCAGTGGCGTGACCTTACCCGAAATTAAGGCAGCGATTTCCACCGCACTTGCGGATTATTTTAATACGTTAATCCCAGGCGATGATTTGATTGTGTCGCAATGTGAAGCGGTGGTAAATAACTTGGTCGGTGTGGTTGACCGTAAGTTTACGGCACCTATCACTAATCTAAAAGCAGATGTGCGTACAAAAATTGAGTGGTTTCGGCTAGGTCAAATCACCGTTACGGAGATGGCATGATGCAAACTGACCACAAAAAGTGTTAGCAAAACTTTATCCGCCTGTTTCATACGACGTAAATGGAGAGCGTTTTTTAGCACAGTGTGAGGTGGATGGTAATGCCTTTGACCGATTACAAAAAAGTGCGGTGGATTTATTGCAAATTATTGAACCTGCCACCTCCAATACGATGTTGTCCGATTGGGAACGTTTATGCGGCATAAAAACAGATTATACCAATAACTATCAAGCACGAGTAAAACGTGTTATTGCCAAGTTAAATGCAATTGGGGGCTTATCCATTCCCTATTTTAAACGGATTGCGGAAAGTATTGGATATCGTATCGAAATTAAAGAGTTTTCTCCCCTTGCGAATGATTTACCAACAACGGGGGATTTAGCACAATTTCGTAATGAAGCGTGCGATAACTTGATTTTTATGTGGCGAGTATCGGTGCTTAATGGGGATGACAATATTGTGTATTTTCGCGCAGGTAGTTCCTTTGCAGGTAATCATTTAGTGGAATTTGGCGACCCAATTATTGAGGAATTCTTCCGAGATTTAAAACCTGCACATACTTACTGTTATTTTGCTTATCAAACAGGATCTTAATATATGAAAAGTTTAATGCCTCAAATTGATTCAAATGATGGCCTTTTTCACAATGGTAATCCAGCAACAGGTGAACAAGGCACACGAGTAACCGATACGTGGCTTAATAATTTGCAAGACCGAGTACGCGATGTACAAGCGGAAGCCCATTATGTGTTGCAAAAAGCGGGGTTCCAGCCCGTAGAAAATAAGCAAACTCAGCTTTATGAGGCGATTGTTAAGATTATTGATGACAACCGAAAGACGGCAAGTTTAACTCAAAAAGGAGAAGTTCAGCTTAGTTCGTCCACTAACAGCAACAGTGAAACCCAAGCGGCAACCTCAAAAGCGGTTAAAACCGCCTATGATAAAGCAGTAGAGGCCAAAACTACCGCAGAGAGCAAAGTAGGATTAAGGGGCAATGAATCGATTCAAGGTACCAAAAGTTTTGAATCTAAAATCATTGGGTTTCGTGGCATTGGGGTGGCTGATTCGCAAACTTATGCAAATGCTAATCACCTCTTAAATATGGGGGCAAATGATGGCGACGGCTGGATAGAGTATAAAAAAAGTAACCGAGTTATCGGCACCATTCGTATTCGGGCAAATGGGGAATTGTCATATAACAATCAAAAAATCTATCACGCTGGGGCAAAACCGCAATTTAATACGGATATTGAAGGCAAGCCTAATACACTTGCTGGCTATGGTATTGGAAATTTCAAAGTAGAACAAGGACAAGGCGATGCCAATGGCTATAAAACCGATGGCAATTATTACTTAGCAAGCGGTCAAAATCTACCCGAAAATGGGGAATGGCATATTGAAGTAGTTAGCGGTGGAGCAACGAATGCGGTGCGTCAAATTGCACGTAAAGCAAATGACAACAAAATCAAAACACGCTTTTTTAATGGCTCAAATTGGTCAGAATGGAAAGATGCAGGCGGCGACGGCGTGCCTATTGGTGCCGTAGTGTCATTTCCCCGTGCGGTAACCAATCCCGTTGGTTTTTTAAAAGCCAATGGTACGACATTTAACCAATAAACCTTCCCCGATTTATACCGCACTTTGGGCGACAGCAACCAACTTCCTGATTTAACCCGTAGTGATGTGGGGATGACAGCTTATTTTGCCGTGGATAATATCCCTTCTGGGTGGATTGCCTTTGATAGCATTCGCTCAACAGTCACACAGCAAAATTACCCAGAGTTATATCAATATCTTGTTGATAAATATAGCTCTATTTCAAATGTACCACTTGCGGAAGACCGATTTATTAGAAATACAGGGAATGGGTTAAATATCGGTCAGACACAAAGTGACGAGATTAAAAAGCACGTTCACAGAGTGAGAACACACTGGGCTGATTCATCTGATAGTAGTATTTTTTATGACAAAACGAAAACTGTTATAGATTCACGATTACGCACTGCAACTACAACCGATGATAATCTCAGTGATAATGGATTTATGCATCCGCTTTTAGATACCCCGATGGCAACAGGTGGAGATGAAACTCGCCCTAAATCGCTTATTCTCAAACTTTGTATAAAAGCAAAAAACACATTTGATGACGTGCAATTTTGGGTTAAAGCATTCGGCGTTGTTGAGAACGCAGGAATTTTAGATGCGGGTACACTTGCACAAAATATGCAAGCGTTATCTGAGAGTGTTGACCAAGAAATAGAAGAAAATAAACAATATACTTTACGAGAAATAA